CCTCCGGACGTCCGGGAGGCGTTCCAGGTCCCCTTCCGCCAGGGACGTTTTCTCGGCCAGCGCGCGGAGGGCCTTGGCGTCCCGCTCCAGCCGCACGCGGTTTCCCTCCAGGACCTCAACCGCCGCCAGCCGCGTCTCCGCGTCCCCCAGGCCGGCGAATCCCTCCAGCTCCGCCTCCAGCTCCTCCGCCCGTGCCTCCTCCGCCTTGAGCGTACGTCCTGCGGAGAGGATGCGTCCGTTGGCGTCGGACATGCTCCGGTCGATCTCGTCCAGCCGCACGACGCGGTTGAGCACGCGCGCCACCTCCGCCGGGGACTCGCTGAGGAGGAACGGGGCGTCGAGCTGGCGCTGGACGTTCAGGTCCCCGAGGTTCAGCGCGCGAGAGACCTCCTCCGGCACGTCCTGGCCGAGGCGCCGCAGGGGCTCCGCCATGGTACTGAGCCGGTAGGTCCCGGAGTCCGCCTTGGTCCGCTCCCGCTCGACGGTGACGCCCTCCATTAGCCCGAGCGTGACGGAGGTGTCCCCACCCCAGTTCGAGCGGTAGGCGTCCCCGGAGGGCTTGTTCGTCGCTACCCAGGCTAGGGCGCGGAGGAGGGCCGTCTTGCCGGAGTCGCTGGGGCCGACGATAGCGTTGACACCCTCGCAGAACTCCAGGCGGGTCTTGCGGTGGGACTGGAAGTTGGAGAGGGAGAGGGAGGCTACCATGGGCTATAGTCCTTGATCCACTTTACGTAGATGAATAGGCAGAGGATAATCATGGCAAGTGCCCCGGAAAGTATCCAGATCATCATAGCCTCCGCAGCAGTCTCGCCGTGACCCTGCCGGCGATCCGGTTCTTGATCCGCTGACCCACGCGCCCGCGTCGGACCGCGCTGACGTCCCCGAGGAACCGAGCGAGCGCATAGAGGAAGGATCGGAAGGTCATCAGCCTTGCTCCTACTAGGGGTTCGCGTTCCTTCCCATTATAGCCTCCCGTTCTTCACAAGTGGGCGGATCATGCGGAAGAATTCCCGAGCATCCATCACCACGACGGGCTCCTCCCGGTTCCGCTTGCAGACGAGAAGCCAGCGCGTCCCTTCCGCCTGGTTCTCCCGCGCCTGGGCGATCCAGCCGGGGATACTCCAGCTCTCCTGTGCCTTGCACTCGACGCTGAACGGGAAGCGCCGCGCGGCCTCCCCCACCAGGCGGACGTCCGTCCCGCTCTGCCCCATCTCCCGGGAGGCGATCCCTTCGTCCTTCCCCCAGGGGAGGTCGAGGAGGAGGCTGATCCGCTCGCAGCACCACTGCTGGAGGCGCCTACCCTTCGCCTTCCCGGCGGAGCGCGTGATCCGCTGTTCCCCTTTCACCTTCCCCGGTTTGGCGCTGGGCTTGTTCGTCCTCGGCACGTCGCTTCTCCCTTCGGGCTCGGCAGGTGGGGCAGAGCCGGTCGGCTAGCTCCCGCCCCCAGATGAACACGTCCTTGCAGTGACGGCACCAGCCCACCCCTGGTTCGGAGGAGGGACGCTCGGCGCGGGAGGGTCTCCAGCTACCCCTTCGCTTGGCCAACAGGGGAGAGCCTCTCCGCGTACGCCCGGAGGTCTTCGGGGGTGGGCTCGCGGCTCCGGTTGAGGTCCCGGATCTGCTCCATCCACGCAACGGGGAGCCGGAAGCGGGGACGCCGGAGGGACGGGAAGCGGAGGACCACGCGGAGGGGCCTCACGCCAGTTCCTTCTCTTCCGCGAGCCACTCGGGGCAGTCGAACTCCACCTCGTCCCCCTTCTCGCTACCCTCCAGGTCCTCACACTGGGAGAGGGGAAACCAGACCTCCTCCCCGTCGAACGGGGAGCCGTCCACCTCGTTCACCTCCACGAGCACGGCCTTGGCCGTCGCCGCCTTCACGATCCCGCTGACGCTGACGTACTCCATGCCTCGTTCCTCCTTCCGAGAAAGTTCCCCCGGCCGAGCGGCACCGCGCCACTCCGGTATCCCGCCGCTAGGACGACCCCACTGGTGTGGGACGCGGGGCCGGGGGGTGTCAGAAAAGGACGGGGGCTCTGGGCCTCCACCACCTCCAGCGTTCGGTCCTCAAGAGGACCTCGTTGTCGGTGAACCCTTCGCCCCAGATTTGCTCTACTCGAAGCGGGGCTTCCGCCCCAGCTTGATGGACTCCTCCCGCTCGTGCCACGCCTGCTGGACGGCCCGGCGGACGCGGCGCTCCAGCCCGTCCCGCTCGATCACACGGATGAGGTCTTCCCGGTAGAGGCGTTCTTCCATCCCGGCTAGCCCCCGGGGGTCCAGATATGCCCCGGCCTTCCGGATGATGCCCGCCTCCACGAGGAAGTCCACCTCCCCGCCGAGCGTGTCAACGCCGTAGTCGTAGAAGATGTCGAACGCGGCGCTCCGCTTCTTCCCGGTCAGGTGGTTCTTCGTGACGTCGGCCTCAGACTTCACGCCGGTCTTCAGCCGCGTCTTCTTGTCTACGTGCTGCCCGACGGACTTCAGCCAGACCTCGTGTTGCGCGTAGAACTTCCAGGCCCTTCCCCCGCTGTACCGCTGCTTCGACTGTCCCGGCATGGCCCCGATATTGTCCCGCGTCTGGAAGATGCAGAGGACGTGGCTCCGGGAGTCCCTGATCCGCTTCTTCACGTTCCGGAGGAGCTGCCCTGCCACCTTTGGCTTCTCCCCGCCAAAGGTCCCCTTGACTTCCTTCTCCTTCTCCCGGGCTTCCCGCTGCTCCTCTAGCTTTTCCTGCTCCTCCTCGGAGGAGAGGGCGTCCACGCTGTCGACGATGTAGAGGAATGGCCTTCCGTCCTCCAAGGCGCGGATCACGTTGTCGTGGAAGTCCTGGATCGTGTCGCTGTAGAGCGGCTCCCCGTCCTCGTCCTCTCGCGGGGGCTCGATCCGCCCGGCAACCTTCCGGCCGAGGAGGCGGGGGATGTCGATCCCGGAGTTCGTCTCTACCCAGTCCCCGATGAAGCGGTAGTCGTCGAAGCGCCTCCGCGTCGCGCACTCGGCGAACTCCGTCAGGGCCAGGACGGTCTTCCCGGAGTCCGAGTTGCCGATGAGGAGGTCGATCCGCCCCATTTGGTATCCGCCCTCCGCGTGATCAGAGAGGGCGAGGTCCAGCATGGTGGAGCCCGTGGGGATGAGCGTCTCCGGGTCCACGCTGGAGGGGACCTCGTCCCGCTCCTTCCTCTCCTCCGCCGGCTCCCGGGACCTCCGCCGGACCTGCTCCGCGATGGGGGCGGGACCCCCCGGCACGTTAGTTCTCGCCACGGGAGGCCTCCTTCTCGTACTCCCCGAGGAGGAACTTCTCGAAGCGGTCCTCCCGGAAGACCCACTGCCCGCCGACCTTGTGCCCGAGGTGGTAGCGCTGGATCCAGTTGATAAGGGTGATCTCCGGTCTTTTCGGGAGCCCGAGCTTCTCCATCCGGTCGTTAGCCTCCTGGAGCACCAGCATTCTCGGCAGTCTCTCTTCCGTCGTCATCACTTCCTCCCGTGGGGCTGATCGGCTTGAGTGAGGGGCCGAAGCGTCTCGGCGCTCCGTAGCTAAAGAGGACCTCGAACGGTCCCTCGGCCCCTCACGTCCTACCTACCAGCGGTTACTTCTTCTTGGTAGCCTTCCGCGCGTCCTGCTCGTCCGCGCACCGCTCCCAGACGTCGCATTTCTTGCACTCCGGCTTCTCGTCCGTGTCCTCCCCGAACTCGTGGCCGTGGGGGCAGTCCCCGGTGGACGCGGACGCTTTCCCTTTCTTCCCGGCGGGCTTCTCCGGCTCCGGGTCGGGGGCCTTCCCGCGCGTCCGACCGGCCTTCTGTTTCTCCGGTTCGGGCTCCGGTTCCGGCTCGTCGTCCCCTTCCAGCATCTCCTCCAGCGCCTCCCTGAGTTCCTTCCGGAGGGACTTCCGCGCGTTCTTGTCCCCCTTCTTGCTGGCCTTCAGGTCGCCCGCGTCCAGCTCGACGTTGAACTCCTCCGCCAGCGCTGCGATGTCGTCGTGGTCCGCGTCGGCGATCTCGTCCAGGGCCTCCCTGATCCGGTCCACGTCCGGCCCCTCGTCCTCCGGAGGCTCCGGCTCGGGTTCCGGCTCCGGCTTGCGGGACCTGCCGCGGGGCTTCTCAGGCTCTGGCTCCTCCTCGGCCTTCTGGCGGCGGGAGCGGGGCTTCTCCTCCTCTTCCTGCTCCTCCCTTCGCTTGGGCTTCTCCTCGTCCTCCTCGTCCGCACCCATCATCAGGCGCTCCAGGGCCTCGTAGGAGAGGAGGTTCAGGCAGTCGTCCAGCGAGGGGACCTCCCCGAGCTTCGAGAAGTCCACGCGCTGCCCCTTCTCCGCGTCCTCCAGGTCCACCTTCTGCGCCGGGTAGAACGCGTGCTTGTTGAACGAGTCCTCCCCGAACCGGACCTTCAGGATCGGGCCGTCCTCGTCCCAGGGGAAGGGCTCCGACGCGTCCTGCTCATCGATCTCGTCCTCCAGTAGGCGGCCGAACCCGGGGCCCTTGCTCATCGAGTTCGGCTGGTCGAGGAGGAGGAGCTTCTTTAGGTCGTCCTCCACGTCCACGCAGAGGTAGAGAGCCCGGTTGGAGGCGGAGAGCGCCCCGATGACCTTCTTCCCCTCCTCGTCGTCCCTGTCGTACCGCGCCCGCGCCCGCTCCTTCTCCTCGCACACGGGGCAGCGCTTCCCGTACGTCCCCTTCGGGCAGACGGCGCTTCGGTTCTCCGGCCCGAGGTTCTTGTGGACCGAGTACGGCCGGCGGAACATCTCGTCCCCCAGCCGGTGATCCGGATGGTTCTCGTCCTTCCGCGGATAGGTGACGAGCTTCAGGTACGCCGTGCCCTTCCGCTCCCGCTTGTAGAGCTCGACCCCCTCCGGGATCTTGACGGGCCAATCCCCGCCGCGCTCCTTCTGCTGCTCCTCGCGCGTCTCCCTCCACGCGCTCCTCCGATCCTCTCCCCCGCGTCCGCCTCTCGTCCTCATTCCGCTTCCTCCTCTTTGGCGTGGTGCCGTCGGATCCTCCCGACGGCGAGCATGATTGCATGTAGCCTTGCGATGTGTGTCTCCTTCTGTCGGTAGACGGCGTAAGCGACGGAGCCGGCGAGGACCCCGAGGAGGACGGGCGCGACGGCGAAGAGGCCGACGAACGCGAGGAGCGCCCAGGCTACCCGTCCCCAGTCCGGGGTCACGTCCGCCTCCTCGCCTGGCGGTCGGCCAGCTTCTCCCGGAACGCCTCCCCCCGGTCCTCCGCCACGCGCTCCCGCATGAACGAGAGGTCGTGGGGGAGCGGGGAGGAGCCGGCGAAGTACTGGGCCAGGAAGAGTCGCGTGGTGTTCTCCAGTGCGTCCTTCCGGTGCCCGAGCGCCCAGAGCGCCTGCTGGTAGGCGTCCGCCTCCTCCGTCGCCGCCAGCCACTCCTCCTTCACCGCCAGGTGCTCCGGGTGCGTCCGGTACATGGCCTCCAGGATCTTGTCGGTAGGCTTGGAGGAGGTCTCGGAGAGGAAGTGGAGGATCAGCTCGGAGCGTACCTGCTTCACCCGCTCCTCCGCCCGCTTCGCCCGCGCCGTCGCCCCGGCGGAGAGCCTGGCGTACCGTGCGTAGAGCTGAGGCTGTCGCCACCACTCCCGGTCCAGCGCGTCCAAGTCGATCTCCATGTCCGCGGCGAAGTCCGGTGTCTCGCTCCCGGAAGGCTCTCGCTCCGGTTCCTTCCTTCTCTGTCTCATCTCTCGCTTCCTCCGTTCAGAAGTATGGACTCCCCCATTATAGCCCCGAGCCTAGAAGGGGACGTCCCGATGGAACTCCTCCACGAACCGGGAGGCCCACTCGGCGTGGTCCGCGTCCTGGATCCACGCGAACGGGATGCCCCCGACCCGTATCCCGTCCACGATCACGCCGGGCGTCTCTCCTACCCGCCAGCGATAGCGCTCCGGGTCCAGCCCCAGAGCGGCGAGGGAGACGTGGGGGTTGTCGAGAAAGGCGTTCACCGTGGGGGAGCGGACCCGCGCGCAGTTGTACCCCGTGTCTTGCCCCCTCGGGTTGTCGTAGCGCTTCACGAGCGGATGATACTTCGCGTCCCCGCAGATTCCGTACATCTGATGGACCACGGAGAACGGGAGGACCACGACACGGAACGTCTTCTTCGCCAGAGCGTTCCAGAGAACAGCCTCGCTCTCCTTGTAGGATCGTATCCCTGGGACCGTGTGACGGTACACGACGAAGAAGATCTCCGGCCTCTCCTTCGTCGCTTGCACGTACTGATACCGCTGCATCTGCTCGTCGAGGAGGAGGAGCTGGTGCCCACTCCGGTTCGCCTTACTTTCGAAGACCCGGTTCCGCTTTCCGTCCACGACGTCCGGCTTGGTCAGGCCGTTCCCCTCCTCCGCGTTCCTCCGTTCATAGTAGAGGTGGTTGACGACCTTCCCGCCGAAGTACGCCTGGGTCAGCAACTCGTAGAAGTAGCCCATCCGCACGTTGTTTGCCGGAACGAACTTCCCCCGGTTGAACAGGTCCGGCTGCCTTGGGACCCGTATCCTCCGCACGCCGCTGAACCGGAACGGGTCGTCCGGGGAGGGGCTCACGGCCTAGCGTCCCCCTCCGCAGACGACGGTGTAGGCGGAGAGCGTGATCGCTGGCCAGCCCATGTCGTAGGTCGGGGAGGCGAAGGCGTCCAGCATCAGCGCCGCGCGGTTGTTCTCCCCTCCGAGGAGGACGCTCTGCGCGTAGCCGAGCACCATGCGGCGGATACTCTCCGGCTCCTGGTCCTGGAGGGTCTTCAGGAGTGCGGCGACGGCTCCCCACTTCGCCCCCTTCAGGAGAGCGCGGCAGAACTCGATCGCCTGCCCCTCCTGCGCTACGGCCGCCTCCACCGCGGAGAGCTGGTCCTCCCTCGGTAGGTCGATCACGGCCTCCAGCGCCACGAGCGCCGCGCGGGGGGAGCCGAGGCAATCCCGGGCGATCCGGTCCAGGACCTCCTCCCCGATCCTCCTGCGCTCCGCCCGGCAGGTCCGCTGGAGCAGGCCGACGATCTCCCCCTCCGAGAGCGGCTGGACCACGTACGTGGCGCAGCGGTTCCGGATGGTCGGGAGGAGCTTCCCCGGGTCCGTCGTGGCGAGGAGGAAGAGGACGTGCGGTGGGGTGTCCTCCAGCGCCTTGAGGAGGGCGCTCTGCGCGTCCTTCGTCGCCTGGTGGACCTCGTCGAGGATCCACGCCCGCATCTTCCCGGCGATGGGGCGTAGGCGCATTTGCTGGCGGATGTCCCTGACGGAGTCGATCCCTCGGTAGTCCGCGGAGTCCACCTCCCGGAGGTCCGGCTCCGCCACGCCAAGCGCGGAGGCCATGGCGCGGGCCAGCGTCGTCTTCCCGCAGCCGGAGGGCCCGCAGAACAGCATGGCGCGGTTCAGGTCCTCCCGGGGCTTCCCCAGGACGGAGCGGAGCTTGTCGACGGTCGCCTTGTTCCCGACGATGGCGTCCAGGTCCGACGGGCGGTGCTTGGTGTAGAGGCTCATCAGTTTGGTCTCCTCGGATCGAACTCCGTACCGTAGAGGGGAGCGTCCCCCATGTTCGTGGTCCAAGTCCGGTCCGGATCGGAGCACTTGCACCGGGCGTAATGGAGCCCGCAGGAAGAGCACTTCCGGTAAACAACGTTGGAAAGGGAAGCCAACCGCTCGTCCAAGTCGGGGCAGACGCAATTCCCCAGGTCATTCTGGCACTTTCCGCAGTACATGACTCCTCCTTTCAGAACGGGACCGTAGTCCCGCAGGTCAGGCACTCCCAGCCTTCCTTCCGCTTCCTCGCGTACTTATGCCCGCAGCCGCAGGCGATCTCCCTCACCTCGGACTTCCCGTGCCAGTTCCCGTCCACCTCTCCCGCCTCGACCTCTACCTTCAGGGGGATGGTGATCCAGGGCCAAGCCTTCCGGATGTCCCGCGTGCCGATCCGGACCAGAGCGTCGACGAAGGGGTCCGTCTCGGAGGGCTCGCTGCTGTTGACGTCGGAGTCGTGGATCTGCCCTATTATAGCCGTGAGCCACTCCCTCCTCTGGATCTCCTCATCGAGCTCGATCACGGTCCAGAGCAGGCAGTGAAACGAGGGCCCCTGGATCGGGTAGTTGCAGATCTGCTTCCTGTTCATCGGGCCCAAGCATCGGAACCCCGTGACGAGTTCCACGTAGCCGTCCCGGTCGAACTTCCGGCAGGTCTCCTCCTTCCACTTCGAGTAGACCTTGAAGCGCTCCTTCCAGAGCACGTCCTCCGCCTTCTTCGTACGGAGCTCGAAGGCGTCGTAGTTCCGGACGCGGAGGGCGTCCTTCAGATGCTCCTTCAGGGGCTTGCCGCCGGGGCCCTTCAGGGAGTGCTTGTCGATGGAGCGCCAAAGGTTTGGCGCGCACTGCCCCCAGAAGCTCCCGTAGAACTGGGGGAACACCCAGTTGTTCTTGCAGTAGAACCTGACGTCCTTCCCCTCCCTAGTCTTCCAGTGGGGGTCGTCCGGGGGGATGCCGAAGAGGTCTTCCCCCGCGTCCCGGTGCATATCCCCCTTCCCCTCCAGGTAGGTAACCATGTTCGGGTCCTGGTGCACGCACGCCCCTACGTGCACCTCCAGCCCGGAATAGTCCGCCTCAAGGATGCGTTGCCCCGGCCAGGGATAGAATGCCTCGCGGATCAGTCTTCCTTGTACCGGATCACGGATAGGTAGGTTTTGTGCGTTTGGGTCGGAACATGAGCCTCTATAGGATTTTGCTCCCCCCGTGTCCCCATCGTCCCGCCCCGCCCCGAGGTGGTAGAAGGGTCGGAGCACCCCGCCCACCTGCTCCCGGAGGATGCCAAGGACGTACGTGCCGAGCGTCTTGTCCAGCACGCGCCACTCGATCAGCTCCCGGATGCCGGGGGCATTCGTCTCCTCCAGGGCGTCGCGGGAGGTGCTTGCTTGTCCCTCCGGATGCTGCTTCGTAGGTTTGGTCCGCTTCGTCGGCTCGTAGCCCATCTCCCGGTAGAGGACCTGCGCGAGCTGGGGGTCGCTCCCTAGCGTCATGTCCTTCCCGTAGCGCTTCCGCCAGCGCAGGCCAACCTCGGAGGCAAGGAAACGCTCCTCGGCCAGGCGGAGGCGGCGCTCCAGGACGCGGCGCTGGTGCTCCAGGTAGGGGACGTCGACGAGCATCCCCTTGTTCTGCACGCGGTTCAGCGCGACGGCCCCTCGGTGGAGGAGGTCGAGCGCGTCCCGGGAGGTGGGCTTGAGGGTCACTTCTTGAGTTCCTCTACGCAGGAGGGGCAGAGCCCGACGATCGGTCCGTACTCGTTTTTGTAGAGTATGAACACCTCCACGGCGGATACTTCCGAGGCGCAGCGGACGCAGCGCCTCACGTTCGGGAAGCCCTCCGGCGGGGGAAGGACGTCCGGCTTGAGCCCTCGGAGCCGCAGGACCTCCGTCTGTAGCTCCTCGTTCCTCTGGACAAGGGAGAGCACCTCCCCGACGACCTCCCCCAGCGACTGGGCCACCTCTACGAGCTTCGACTTGGTCACGGGCTTCCCTCCTTCCGGACCGATTCCGCCCCGAGACGGAACGCGGCGTTGAGCATCCCCGCCATCTCCTCAGCCTTCGTCTCCCCTTCCGGTTCCCCGTAGCTCACTCCGATACAGGCCCCGTCCGGCCCCTCGACCGTCCAGGACTTCCCTCCCCCGCAGTGGGGACACTTCTCGACGTCCACAATGACGCGGTAGGGCCCCCGCTCCTCCTCTACGACGGAGACGACCATCTCGCAGTTCGCCGTCAGGCAGTACCAGTGGGAGTCCGCCTGCATCATGCAGGAACCGGCATGGTGATACTCCATCTCTCCCTTGCACTTCGGACATTGCTTGGTCACGTCAATCCTCCCATCTGTCTCAGTGCCAGCCGGTGCTCCAGCAGCGCGTCCATCCCATTATAGCGGAGTAGCTTCTCCGGCTCCCTCACCAGGAACTCCAGCATGCGGTTGAAGGCGTTTGCCCCGTGCTCCTTCTCCTCCGCCGCCGTGGCCCGGATCCACGGCCCCGCGTCGTCGTCGTAGCCGATCACACCGAACTGGACGTACGCCTGAAACTTCAGCCCCGTGACGCGCTCCCGGTTGTCCTGCACGTGGGCGGCCAGGAGCGTGTCCCAGCGCCAGCCCCGCACGGGGAGGCCGAAGTGTGTGAGCCATCGGTCCTCGAACGGCAGGTTCGCCGCCACCTTCCCGATCCCCTCGTTCCCCAGCAGACGGGTGATCCTCCGCAGCGCCGAGCGGTCCTCCGGCCAGGGGAACGCCACGCACTCGTCCGGCCCCCAGGAGAGGGCGCAGGAGACGATCCGGTGCCCCTCCCGCTGGGGCTTCAGGCCGGTCGTCTCCAGGTCGATCGTCAGGAGGTCCCGCGGGTGCTCCTCGTAGTGACGGGAGAGCCAGGAGAGCCAGCGGTTCAGCTCCGCGCCGTCCCGCACGACCTTGACCAGCTCCTCCTCCCGGATCGGGTTCGCGGGGACGACGCTCCCGAGGGTCCCCAGCGCGCGCTCCAGGTCGGCGTCGAAGACCGCCTCCGCCCCGAGGGTCCGGTCCTCCCCGTTCCGGACGCGAAGGAGGTAGGAGGGATGGAAGAGAGGGCAGGCCCAAGCGTTGGCCTTCCTGTCGGGGATCGTCCAGCCTCGCCAGCGCCCGATCCCGTCGAACTTGTCCTTCGTCCAGCGGTCCCCGACGAAGCTCTCCACGGCGTGCCCCCCGAGGAGGAGGACGAGCTTGGGCTTCAGCTCGTCGATGGCCTTCCAGACGCGGGAGCGGCAGGCCTCGACCTCCTTGGAGGAGGGGGCCCGGGACTTCGGGGGATGGCAGTGGATGGCGTTCAGCTTCCAGCAGTCCCGGTCCAGGTCGACGTCCAGCGCGCGGAGCTTGGAGCGCAGGAGCTTCCCCGCCTTCCCCACCCACTGCTCCCCCTGCTCGTCCTCCGTCTCTCCGGGGGCCTCCCCCAGGCAGAGGATGCCCTTGCGTCCGCGCCCGCTGACCTCCATCTTCGGGGAGAGACATCCCTTGTGGAGGCCGCAGGACCCGCAGCCGGAGGGAGTGGCTCTGGCTCCCCGGGTGGGGGTGGGAACGTCCGAGTCCCGCTTGAAGAAGCCCTTCACGCGGAGATCCCCAGCCCCTCGGCTACGTTCCTCTGGTTCCTGGAGGCCGCCCGTACGTTCCGGAGGGCCTGCCGGTAGTATACGGCCTTCAGCTCGACGCCGATCCCCTTCCTGCCGAGCTCAACGGCCCCGAAGACCTCGGAGCCCACCCCAGCGAACGGGGACAGGACGACCTCCCCAGGGTTCGTCCGGAGGACCACGACGCGCTCAATCACGTCGAGCTGGAGTGGGTGCACGTGGCGCTCGTCCTCCGGGTCCTTCGATTCCTTGTAGGGGAGTACGCGGTCGATCCGCACGTCGTCCCAGAACGAGGAGGCGTACTGCCTCCAGATCCAATGTGATAGCCGGTTCTCCGTCTGCTTCCCGGTCCAGCCCTTGTACCTCCAGAGTTCCGCCGGGATCGGCCTCTCCCCGGCGTAGCTCGACAGTCCGACGGGGTGTTCTATAGGGACCTTGTTCTCCCCGAGCTTCCGGAGCAAGAGGAGATAGTCAGCGGAGGCAACGTCCACGTAAGCGGAATCCTCCACGAGCTGTCGGTGGGCCAGCCCCTTCGCCATAGTGCGGTTTCGGACGGCTAGGGGCTCCTTCCAAACGCAATGGCGGCCGACGTACTCCCAGCCCATCCGCTCGTGAAGCCGGATGATGTCCCCGGGAAAGTCCGTCAGCCCCCCGAGATTCGCCCCGTTCTTCGGGATGTCGGCGCAGTGTACCGCCGTGAGCCTTCCCGGGAGCGTCAGCCGAGTGATCTCCCCCACAACGAACTCGTAGTGCTCGAAGAACTCTGCGGGAGTCCGGCAGTTCGACAGGTCCCGCTCCGAGGACGAGTAGTTATAAAGCCCCCGGAACGGCGGGCTATAGACGGAGAGGTGGACGCTCTCCTTCGGGAGCGTCGGGAGTACCTCGCAACAGTCCCCGTTGTAGAGCGCGTACTGCTCTGTGACCTTCTGGTCCGCTACAGCCATGGCGGGACCTCCTCCTTCCTCTCGAACGGGTTCGACTTCTTCACCTTCAGCTCGTTCCCCATCAGCTCCACGAGGCGAGCGAACATGGCGTCCGCCTGCCTAGCCTTCCTCCGGAGGTTCTTGAGCACCCCGGCCTCCCCGGCGGAGGAGATCAGGTCCACGCGGACGGGCTCCGTCTGCCCGAAGCGCCAGGACCGCCTGATGGCCTGGTAGTACTGCTCGAAAGAGTGCGACGGGAAGAACGTCTGGTGCGCGCAGTGCTGCCAGTTCAGGCCGAACCCCGCGATGGAGGGCTTCGTCACTAGCACTCGGATCTCCCCGGAAGCGAAGGCCAGGAAGGTCTCCTCCTTCACCTCCTCGGAGTCGGTCCCGGACACCTGGACCGCCCCGGGGATGAGCCTCTCCAGGAGGTCCCCCTCAGGGTTCAGGTGGCACCAAGCGACGGCGGGCCTCCCGGTCCCCGCGATTAGGGACGCGACCATCTCGCAGCGCTCCCGGAGCGTCTCCCGACGTTCCGCCAGCTCCTCCCTCCGGTTCGATGCCGGGAGGCTCATGAACGTCCCCGGCTTGGCGGAGCGGGATACCTTCACGACGTGCTCCACCGTCTCCAGCGGGGGGAGCAGGAAGGGTCCGTCGTCGAAGCCGAGGTCCGAGGGCTTCCGGAGCGCCCTCCCCCAGGAGCAGACCCAGCGCCAGAAGTCCCTCTCGGCGTGCCCCCGGAACCTCCACTTGCCCTCGCCGGCCCAGAGCCGGTTCGGGTGATTCGAGTTCTGGTCGTTCTTGAAGAAGCGCCCGAGCATGTCCATGTAGCCCATCTCGCCGAGCGCCTCGCTGGAGGTCCCCAGCTCCACGTGGTCGTTCGGAGCGGCCGTGGCGGTGCAGAGGAGCCGGTAGGGGCGGGTCCGCATGAACTCTGTGACCTCCGCCTTCCGCACGCCGTCGAAGTTCTTCAGGATGGAGGACTCGTCGCAGACCACCCCGGAGAACCGCTTGGGGTCGAAGCGGGAGAGCCTCTCGTAGTTCGTGACCACGATCCGGGCCTTCGAGGGGAACTTCCCGTCCCGGGACTGATGGCATTCGATCCCGAACTTCTTCCCCTCCCTGACGGTCTGCGCGGATACGGCGAGCGGGGTCAAGATGAGGACCCGCCCGTTCGTCTTCCGGACCACGTTCTCCGCCCAGACCTCCTGCATGAGCGTCTTCCCCAGCCCGC